AGAGGAGAAGATTTTTAAGGAGTATATTTTAAGGGCTATCCAAGAAAAAGACGTTGTTGTAGAGATAGCGCCCCCCTCAAATAATGTATCTATGGAGCAGTTGATGAGAGACATTGCTACAGGATTGAAGCAGGGCGGTTATCTACCGATAACATTTACTCAAAAGACTGCTAAGTTTGACAAGTTAAAGTCGGCTATAAAGATTGCTCTTACTAAGAAGGCTGTAGATGACGAAGCGTTTACAGAAAACGAGAACAAGGTTGCAGAGTTCCTTGAAGTAGAAATACCTGCATAATCATCTGACTAACGACCTCCTAAAAACGCCCTGAGAAATCGGGGCTTTTTTATTTTTCTATGATATTGAGTCGCGCAAACTCTTTGTGATGTATTTTGGCGGCTTCATTATAGGCTAATGCTGCTGATTTTTCTTCCTTGTGACGACCTAAGTGAATTATCTTTCCGTTTACCCGTATTTGCGCTATCCAACAAGTTGAAACCCAAGCGCGGTAGTCGTTTGTTCTTTTTCTAAATTCGCGCCTGATTACACGAGAAAAATAGACCCCTAAGTATTTAGAAGACCCTCTTGTTTTTTCTTTATTAGCTACGTTTTGAGAGGGTGTTGCAAATCTAATATTACACCTTTGGTTATTAAGCCCATTCCCGTCTTTATGGTCAATTATTTTACCATCCCCTTTTATGCACCCCATAAGCAGCCTGTGCATAGCCATCATAGATTGTTTTCCATTAATTCCTTTAATATTTGTTTTCGCATACCAATTATAGCCGTCATAATGCGCGTGCCATTTGTAATTCGATACAATTTCGACGTCCTCGTCATTTATTAATGCGAATTTTCCCCGAGTAAGCGGTATAGTTTTCATAAAAACACCCTCAAACAATCACAAAGGCTACCCGTTCGCGTAGAAATACGCTATGGCAATGTAATTGAATGAGGGGTTTAATATTTTTCATAAACGAGTAGCGAGACAAAGATAATAATTATTTTCATTTTCCACTTGACTTCTTTGATTTTTTTTATAATTTCGCACTCACTATGACAACAGGTTTTGAGTTTAGTAGGCTATTTGACTTACAGGTGGGTATGGCGTACACCAATTACTATGATGCCACTAAGAAAAATCGCTTGTTTAAGCAGGCTGTATTTACAGCTATTCAAAATCAGTACAGGGGGTTAGTTCCGCAGAGCGCATACGACAATCTCTCGGGGGTTATTAAAACTAACCAACCATACACCCCTGTCAATAACGAAATTTATACACTGCCGCCTACTTTTCTTCCCAACGTACAGCCACTACCCGCAATCTCCGACTATGAGGACTTGTTGACGATAAAGGCTTCTTTTGCGGAGGTTTTTTATGCTAACCCTTTGGATAGCGTAAGTGATACAACCCCAATCGTTATTGAGTTGTCGCAAAGGAATAATTTAAGAAGCACAGAGCAAATAGAAATTACGGGTGTTGTTGGAAATTCCAATGCTAATGGAGTTTTTTACGTCAGAAAAATATCTGATTATAAGGCTGAATTATATTCAGACTACACATTACAAACCCCTGTAGCGGGGAATGGCACATATATCTCGGGCGGGGTGGTGGCGCGAATTTACAATGAGTATTGCAGAATGTATCGCTCAGACCAAAAGATTGATACCTTTACTACACCTACGGTTAGGTTTCCTAAATTTGAAACAGTTGAGAACAGAATAAAGTTACACCCTTTAAATGTTCCTTGCAGGGGAATAACTATTGACTACATAACAAAGGCGGTGGTGTTTCCTGATGCCAATGATGCTACTATTGACCTTGAGCAAACCTACCGATACAACTTTCTTCTTTACATACTTTACACCGCCTGCGTGAACTTTGCAGAGGAAGTAAAAGATAAAGACCTTTACGCCACTAATGCCGCTAAATTACAATGACGCTAATTGAAACCATAGAGAGTTTGGCTAAGATGCCGTCAGGGGCGATATTCACTGACGAGAACCGCTATGACCAACTTTACCTGATAAGTATTGCCAATAAATTCAGGGCTGCTGCAATCCGCAAGGATAATCAAATTAATAAAAGGATAAATACCATATCGTATCAGCGATTTTACCCAAGATATGTAGAGCAGGAGCAATATGAGTGGTGCTTTTATCGTTTTAAGTGCCCTGCGCCAATTAACTTAGATGATATTTCAAATGGCTTTCGTTTTATTGGAACTATAAACTCTTCAAAGACATTTAGCGTTATTAAGACACGCGGAGAGTTATCAACATTTTTTAACCACCCTGTAATGAGTCCATCTAACAGTAGTAATATCTGTGCGCTTTACGATGGAACTACGGGGTATTGGGAGATTTACGCAAAGGATAATAAACTTCCGAAGAGATTTGTGGTGGAAATGATAATGTATAATCCATTAGATTGCCCTGAGTATAATATGGATTTTGACGACTACCCTATTTCAGAAGACCTTAGAATGGAAATGGAGCAAATGGTATTTCAAGCCAATACATCAATAACCGCAGGAGGTGTTCCTGACTTAGTTGCTGATAGTATGGATGTTCAACAAAACCCAAGAAGTAAAAGACAATGAGCGAGACGGGTTGCATATATTCGTTAAACTGTCCCATTACAGGAGAGCCTAAGTATATTGGCAAGACGGTTAGCGATTTAAGCGTAAGAATGAATAACCACCTATGTCAAATACATACATCCACTAAAAAAAACAATTGGATAAAATCTCTTAAAAGCAAGGGGTTGAAGCCGACTATGGAAACGATAGACAGCGTTGATATAAAAGAGATTAATTTTTGGGAGAAATATTACATTTCACTTTATCGTTCGTGGGGTTTTGATTTAAAAAATCATACAATGGGGGGTGATGGTGGCGCTCAGTCAATAGAATCGACTAAAAAAATTAGTGATAAACTAAAAATCTATTTTACCACTCACGAACATCATTTTTTAGGTAAAAAACATACAGCAGAGTCGAGGGCTAAAATGAGCGCATCAAGATTGGGCAAACCAAACATTAAATTGAAAAAAGTTTCAGCAGAAGGGAGGGGGAGAATGAGTGCTTCTAAAAAAGGGCAAATTGCTTGGAATAAAGGGTTGCTTGGACTCGGGAAAGGGAGGGTAACATCGGATGAGGTCAAAGAAAAAATTAGTTCTGCCCAAAGGGGAAGGAAGATGCCGCCTGAATTAAGAGAAAAAATAAAGCATACATTTTTTAAAAAAGGAAATGCTGCTTTTTGGAAGGGTAAAAAAATGCCCCCCGAGTTAGTTGCAAGAATGAAATTAGCAAGAGCCGAAAGTTTAATAAGAAAAAAAGAAAATTCATGAATGGGATAGAGGATAGTTCGTATGGGGTAATTTCTTTGGAGCAATGTGTATCAAGTGCTAAGTTGTTTCTTAGGATTGAAACAAGCGACCACGATATATGGCTGAAAAAACTCGCCAATGATGCTGCGAAGCGCATTGACGCGGGCGACCAATATCTTGTAACCGATAAAATATTAGATGTGATTGGCAATGATTACACTGACCTGCCGTGCGACTTTGACCAACTAATCTCTTTGAGATATGGAGCGGGGGATAATTGTTATGGTATGCCTTACGTGGATTTACCATTTCTTAAAGCGTGTGGATGTTCAATACCTAATGCTTCCCACTACGGAAACTATATGCGGATACAGGATGGGCAGATATTCTACTATTATGGAGTAACACCGCAAAACGCTACTGCGCCTGTAACGCAGGTAACGCTCAGTTATTGGGCTGTAAATAAAGACGAAAATGGACTAAGAACCATTTACTCAATTTACGAGGACGCGATTACCTATTTTATCTGCTACTCGTTTGCTTTAGCTTATTCAGAGAGATATAAACCATTTGTTATAAGTGAGTTTAAGCAGAACTATATGGCGCAAAAGGACTTTATTATTGGTAAGTGGCAGCAGCGCCAATTCAGAAACAAAAAACGTCAGATTGCTCAGACTACAAATGCGTGGGTGTCTGCTAAAACTTGGGCGCACTAATGGCTATTGACAAAAATAGTTTTCCAAAAGTTATTGACACCGATAGTCCTTATGATGACAATAAGAACGCTACCGATGCCAAGAATGTAACCTATATCGGAAACGACTCGCGTATGGTTGGTCACGCACAGCCTATACTTGGAAACCACCCCGCTTTTGATATGGGTTCGGTAAGTCAGCAGAATAAGATTTATAGAGTAACTATTCCATACCCCGCCTCATATTCAATAGCCATTTACAATTCAGACCACTCAGAGGTAATATTTAATGCAAACTTCATAAGCGTAGCCACTGCTGTTGTGGCTATTCAAGCCGCTGCATTGGCGACAGGAAACACTGCAATAGTAACACCTGTTGGCTCTATCTACTTTGAAATGCAGTTAATTCCTATTCCAAACGTACCTGCATATCGTTGGTTTATACAAGATAATAGTTCGTCATTATTCCCGTTTAACCAAGAGTTGCAAATAGATGTTATACAGGAGGCAATAGAACCTACTTTGGCGGGCGAGTTGGTTGATATTGGAGGTTTTGATTTGCTTGGTGACCTT